TAAGAAGATGTCAAACATATTAGATATTGTAAAAGGTATTAACCAAGCAGCAGCAAATGCATACGATGGTGCAATCACAGAAGAGGGTGAACCCTTGGACATCGGTCTTCAGCGAGATAAAGAAACTCCAATCACAGACAAGCGCGTTATGGACGGCTTCGGTGTAACGTTCAACGGAACGACTATGCGAGTAAACTACCATCGTGACGTCGCAACTAACGAAGTTATGACCAACAAATTAAAGACAGAGGTTGAATCTGCAATCGAAGAAGTGTATTCTTTCTTAAAGAAAGAGTATAAGAAGATTACAGGAGACACCTTGAAAGCAAAGAAGCTCCCAGGTAATGTTATCGGAGATGTTCAGACTACTTCCCGTGTTCGCTCCTGGGTCCAGGCTCATTGTGATTATGAAATTCAAGGAGCTGAAGGTCACGACGTGAAGGATAAGAACGATATCGATTCTTCAATCCGAAGTTTTTTGGAACTCGGCAAGAAAGCCAAGCGACCAGAGAACGAAGAAATCACACCGAGTGCTAACGAAAAGTAGAGTGTGCCTATGGCTGGCTACAAGTTAACAAAAAAACAAATGATAAAAGAAATCGTGAAGTGCGGGAAAGATCCTGTTTACTTCACGAACACTTATGCTAGGATCTCACATCCTCTCAAGGGACAGATCCCATTTAACACATACGACTTTCAGACACAACTGTTGAGGGACTTTGCTGATCACCGTTTTAATGTAATACTTAAAGCACGTCAGCTTGGCATTTCAACTATTTCTGGTGCATATATTGCATGGCTTATGATGTTCCACAAAGAGAAGAACGTCCTCGTCGTCGCAACCAAATTCGGTACAGCTTCGAACCTTGTTAAAAAGGTCAAGCAGATTATAAAGAATTTGCCAGACTGGATGGCTACTGCTACAATCACAATTGATAACCGCTCGTCATTTGAATTGTCAAACGGCTCGCAGATAAAAGCCTCTTCAACTTCTGGAGATGCTGGTCGTTCTGAGGCTTTGTCTTTGTTGGTCATTGATGAAGCTGCCCACGTTGAGGGGCTTGACGAATTGTGGATGGGTCTTTATCCTACGCTATCTACTGGTGGTCGCTGCATCGCACTGTCAACTCCGAATGGTGTCGGTAACTGGTTCCACAAAACCTTTGCTGATGCAGACGAGAATAGAAACGACTTTTACTCAACAACTCTTCAGTGGGATGTACACCCAGACAGGGACAAAGCTTGGTTCGAAAAAGAAACTAGAAACATGTCGAGAAGAGATATCGCACAGGAATTGGAATGCTCTTTCCTAGCATCTGGCGAATCAGTAATCAACCCTGACGATATATCAAGACTCGAAGCCCTAGTTGTTGAACCAAAGTACAAGACCGGCTTTGACAGAAACTTGTGGATATGGGAAGAGTTCCAACCTTCGAACTCCTATATACTCGTAGCCGACGTCGCTCGCGGCGACGGAAAAGATTTCTCTGTGTTCAACATCATAAAGTTGGAAACTATGGAAGTCGTTGCCGAGTATCAAGGAAAACCTTCTTTGGAGATGTTCGCGGGAATATTAAACAATACCGGAAGAGAGTATGGCGACTGTATGCTCGTTGTCGAAAACAACAACATCGGATTCAACATCCTAGAGAAGTTGATAGAAACACAGTATCCAAATCTATACTATTCTCAGAAGGGTTCTCACGAATATGTAGACCCCCTTGTTGCTGAAACAAAGTCTTCCGCCGTCCCTGGCTTCACAACATCTATGAAGACCAGACCGCTCATCATTGCAAAATTGGAAGAATATATCAGGAACCAACTACTTAAAGTGTATTCTGTGCGTCTAATCAGCGAAATGCGAACATTCGTATGGAACAACGGACGACCCGAAGCAATGCGAGGATACAATGATGATCTTATGATGTCGTTGGCAATTGCGTGCTGGGTCAGAGATACCGCGATACTTACCAATAGTAGGTCCGTGGAATATAGTAAGGCTTGTTTGGATGCAATGATTTTAACGAATACTAAAATAAATACTAAAATTCCTGGACAAATAGGTTATAATAGTTCTTTAGATGGTGAACGTTCACAAAAAAGAGAAGAGACAATTAGAGATTACCAAGACTTCATGTGGCTCTACAAAGGATAACAAATGGCTGATAACACAAGAAACCCAAGAAACCCCCAATCCGGACTTTTCAATCGATTAACAAGATTGTTTTCTGGACCGATTATTAACAGGCGAACACAGATGTATCGCCAACAGCGCAGAAAGCAGCTTAACAAATATCAGAATCAGTTTCAATCAGCAAGCGGCAGGGACTTTAAAAAGTCTACCTACAACCCTTTTGACGTTATGCAAGCAAATTCTATCGGCAACCAGAACAGAGCCGAGCGATATATGGACTTTGACCAGATGGAATACACTCCGGAGATTGCATCGTCCTTGGACATCTACGCAGACGAGATGACGACGTATTCTCAGATTCAAGATATGTTGAGAATCAATTGTCAGAACGATGAGATTAAAAACATCCTTTCCTCTCTGTACGAAAACACCCTTAACTTAAAATTCAACCTGTTTGGTTGGTGTCGCACAATGTGCAAGTATGGTGATTTCTTCTTGTACTTGGACATTGACGAAGAAGAAGGTATCAAAACAGCTATCGGTCTTCCCCCTCAAGAAGTTGAGAGATTAGAAGGCGAAGACCCGACTAACCCAAATTACATTCAATTCCAGTGGAACTCCGGTGGATTGACTTTTGAAAACTGGCAAATGGCTCACTTCCGTATTCTCGGCAACGACAAATACAGCCCATACGGAACTTCAGTTCTTGAACCAGCCAGAAGAATCTGGAGACAATTAACACTATTAGAAGATGCTATGATGTCTTACCGTGTTGTTCGTTCTCCTGAAAGACGAGTATTTTATATTGACGTTGGCAACATCGCTCCACAAGATGTCGAGCAATACATGCAACGCATTATGACTCAAATGAAACGAAATCAAGTTGTTGATGCTCAGACCGGACGAGTGGATTTAAGATATAATCCTCTGTCGGTAGAGGAAGACTACTTTATGCCCGTCCGTGGTGATTCATCTTCAAAGATTGAATCCCTCCCAGGCGGAACATTTACCGGTGACATCGATGACGTTAAATATTTAAGAGACAAACTGTTCTCGGCACTCAAGGTTCCGCAGTCTTATTTGTCTCGCGGCGAAGGAGCAGACGAAGACAAGTCTACATTGGCTCAGAAAGACATCCGTTTTGCTAGAACCATCCAGCGCTTACAGAGAAGTGTTCTTTCCGAAATCGAAAAGATTGGTGTTATCCACCTTTATACTCTCGGCTTTCGTGGTGACGATCTGGTCAGCTTTACACTTAGCTTAAACAACCCATCAAAAATTGCAGAACTGCAAGAGTTGGAACATTGGAGAACTAAGTTTGATGTTGCATCCGGCGCCGCAGAGGGATTCTTCAGTAAACGCTGGATTGCCACAAAGTTGTTTGGTTTAACAGACGACGAAGTTGTTAGAATGCAACGCGAGATGTTCTTTGACCGCAAGCTCGATGCAGAGCTTGATGCAGTTGGTCAAGCTGTAGAAGCAGCTGCTGGCGGCGGAGGTGATATGGACATGGGCGGCGACGATGATTTTGATCTTGGCGGCGATGATGATATGGACCTCGGCGGAGACGACGGTGCCGACGCAGGTGACGATGCCGGCGCAGATGACGATGATGTTTTACTTACAACTCCTCCGGGACGCCGAAGCGATTCTACGACCATCGGCGAACGAAAGCCCAAGCGTGGAGACAAAACAACCACCAGGCGCTCCAAAGGTAAAGTCTACGACGTGAAAGGCAATCGCGGCAAAGAACTATCAGCTCGCAGGGTGTCAGCGGGACGCACGACAGGAGACTTCGCGGCATCTAGTTCTGTAAAGAATACCCTTCCTGGAGCACAGGATATTGGACTTGGCGGATTAACTAATGGAATAATGGAGTCTAAGGACACTAATTATAAGAGCGAAGAAAATAAAATCCTACAAACGAGTCAAACTTTGCAACGCTTTGCAGAGTCCCTGTCTAAAACACAAAAAATCAAACTGGAGAAAACAGACGATGGCGAAGCACAATAAGAAAAGAAACACAGCATTTATCTTTGAAGCTCTTAGTCACGAAATGACTAAAGCAATCGTTTCAAAGGACGAAGAAAAAAAGAGAGCAGTAGTCTCCATTGTAAAGGGGCACTTCAAGAAGGGAACTCAACTTCGCAAGGAACTGGACCTCTTTCAAAGCTTAAGTGAATCTTCAGAACCACAGAGAGACACAGCATCTCGTATCGTACAAGAAGCGAGAAGCCAGCACTCAAAGATTAACAAGGAAGCGTTGTTCTTAGAACAGACCGCACTCATCAACGCCATCAACAAGACTCTATCAAAGAACGTCTTCTCCAACTTTGTTGGAAACTACAAACATCTTGCAACTATTTCTAAAATGTTTAGCGATGACGTTTCTGTAAAGGAACGAGTGCTCTTGGAAGATACGGTTGTCTCCACGATAGCCAAAGAATCTGAGATTGGAACCATGAAGCCCGTCGATGAAGTTGTCTACAAGACCTTTGTGCAGAAGTTCAATGAAGAATATTCATCCATACTTCCCCAGGAACAGAAAGAATTGTTAAAGAAATACATTTCTTCCTTCTCGGACAACGGTGTAGACTTCAAGATGTACTTGAATGAGGAAGTCGGGAGACTAAAAAATAAAGTAGAAGAAGCTCTACAGAGCGAAGAAATAAATTCAGACAAAGAAATGACAGAATCAACAACCAAGGTAATTGGTGTCTTAAACGAGATGGCAAAGAAGCCAATCGACGAAGACCTTATCCGCCAAGTGATGAATGTTCAAAGCTTTGTAACGGAGGTCGAATCGTAATGGCTATAGAAATTGATGTAGAAACGGAACAGGATAAGAAAGAGGCTCAGGGAGTCAGCTTCAAGATGAATGCTCGTCGAAGTATCGATGGCAATATTATGATTTTCGATCACATCGATATCGACATTGTTTACTCTCCAACCACAAAGAAGGTTGTCACTTTCGCAAAAGACCTTTTAAGTGATACAGTATACGCAACCCAAAACAGGATGTTTGAGTACCTTACAAAGAAAGGTGTTGTAACTCATGACTCCGTTCGCGGCGGTAATGTTTACGGTTCTATCGAAGGGCAAATTCCAGAACCTGCCGGAGACATCGACACCACTCAGGTTGTCTTGATGTCCATTGGCAAGTTCATTGAAGAAGAGAAGCCATACTTTATGTATGAGAAAGCCTACCGAGAAATGGAAGTTGAGGAATTGACAGATCCACCTGCAGATGAGACTACGCCATTGGGCAGAGTTCCACAGGCAGCGAAAAAGGGTTCAATCGGAAAGTTGAGAGGATATTGGAACGTCTAACGAGCCTCTTAACATTTGTTTTGTGTTGTTACGGCTTAACACAAATACTTGTTTATGGTAAAATATTTGATAGAATCCGTCCTAGCGACGGTTGGTTAGGACAGCTTTTAGGCTGTTCTATGTGTACAGGTTTTTGGGTTGGACTCATTCTTTGGGGAATAAACAGTTTCACAACACTATTTATGTTTGATAATAGCATCTTAACAGGGTTTTTGTTAGGATGTCTTTCCTCTGGCACCAGTTATATACTGTGTCAGATCATCGGAGACGAAGGAGTTAAGTATGAACGGGTGGACAAAAAAGTGGATGTTACAACCAGTAAGACGTTGCTGCAAGGGTAACTGACTCGGACGGGTAATGCCCGTCTTTTAATTTGGAGATATAGATGTCAAAGTATTTACTAACAGAATATTACGAGCTTTGCCCAAACGGTTTGTGCGAAGATTTGTTAACAGAAGAGGAAAAAAGACAGGTAAGCCTGAACGACGCCATGTACCTTACTGGTGTTATGCAGAGAGCGAATGCCAAGAATGGCAATGGTCGCCGTTATCCTCGTGAAGTTTTACAAAGAGAAGTTGAGAACTATAAGAAGCTTGTTCGTGATCGCCGCGCAGTCGGAGAATTAGATCACCCAGATTCAGATATCGTTAACTTAAAAAACTCTTCCCACATCGTTACAGACATTTGGTGGGACGGTGATGACGTCAAGGGTAAGGTTCAAATCCTTACAACACCTTCAGGTCAAATACTTCGCAATCTCATTGAAGGCGGAGTTAAGCTTGGCATTTCATCACGCGGACTTGGCTCCGTGTCACAGTCAGGCGCAGATACGATTGTACAAGACGACTTCCAATTGATATGTTTTGATTTCGTATCAGAACCATCTACCACCGGTGCTTTTATGATGAAGGAAAGCAAACAAAGAACTAATAATATTATTACAAAAGCCGACAGAATCAACAGAGCTTTGAACGACATTTTGAAACCTTGGGAGAACAAGTAATGAAAATCCGCAAATCACGATTAAAAGAGATTATTAAAGAAGAAGTGAATAGCTTTAAATTTATTCCCATTAACGAAGGTCACGGTGGTCAAAGCCTCCGCGACGCCGACGAAACAGAATCGCAAGTACTTGCTCGTATGGCAAGCATGTTGCAGAACATGTCTGTTGCTGCAGCCGAAGATGAAGCCGATGCAGAGGGCGAGCGTATGTCGCATTCCCCTACCGGAGTTCTTAGTTCCATCGCAGGAACACTTCAGCAGTTAGTTGATGATGACCAGCTTGCAGAAGACTTTCCTCCCAACGCAGAGGACTCCGAGGCGCAAGAGG